TCATGCTCACAGGTGGGGCAACCACATGGGACTTTGCAGAAGAAGTGACGAGGAGATATGGGGTAGATAGACGAGTAATAGCATGTCCTGACCCTACTGGGGGAGCGAGGAAAACGAGTGGAGTTGGTGCGACTGATCATAGTATTTTGAGAAGAAGTGGCTTTAATGTTTCAAGTCCACGTGCGCCGTGGAAGATAAGGGATAAGATTACGGCTGTTAATACGGCTTTATTAGATGCGAGTGGAGACAGGAGAACGTTTATTCATCCAAGATGTAAACAGTTAATTAAGTCTTTAAGGACGTTGACTTATGCACCGAACACAGGATTACCTAATAAAAACCTTGGTGTTGATCACGCTTTTGATGCTTTCGGTTATTTATGTTTACAACAGTTCAATTTGGCAAAACCTGAAACTTTAGGGCAGACTGGGTACAGGATTTACTAAAACAATGGATTTAACGGAAAAACAATTAGATGTAATTGAAGCTGTAAAGGGTAGGAGAGAAGCTGGTTTATGGGATAACAGATGTGAAAAATATATGAATAAGCAAAAAAATGTAAAATCGACTCCAAAAAAGCCTGTAGAACCAAAAGTTTCCGAAGAAAAAACTGAAAAAGTAGACAGTACCAGTTAGACTATTAAAGATAGTCTATTTTATTTTAGCTCATGGCTTTCTATCGTGGCGAAGAAGGCTCCGTCAAGTTTAAGAGTGACGAAGCAGATGATTATGCTGCTATAGCTTCTACAACAGGATGGTCATTATCTATTTCAAAGGATGTTTTAGATTGCACAGCTCATGGAGCTACTAGCAGAAGTTATGTTGGTAGTTTTGTAGGAGCAACTGGTTCTGCCGAATTGCTTTACACAGCAACAGCAGGTGAGACAACTGATTTTATCAAAGACATCAGCACAACATCTGATACAGGAGACGCTAAGTTCCAGTTGTATCTAAGTACTACTGGTAACAAGAAGATTGAGTTTAACGGTATTGTTACAAGTGCTGAATTCGGTACAAGTGTTGGAGATCTTCAGAGTGTAAGTATTGGATTCCAAATGACTGGTGACATCACTGCATTTGACGTTTAAGGAAGACAAAACTTTAGAGGCTAGTTAAATGACGTATGCCGTTCCTGGCCCAATTCGTACCAACATTACAAGTTCTACCAGTGTAGGTGGTTCTGATAGTCCATTTACCCGCACCCGTGCGGTGATGGACATGGTAAAGGGGTGGGAAATTATGAAGGCCGTCACAAATGGAACCGAGTATTTACGAGATAACTCAGAAGCTTTTCTTCCCCTTGAGCCACGAGAGGATTACACAGCTTATTTATCTAGGGTAAATCGAGCAGTATTTTCACCGTATACGCAACGATTAATTAGAGCAGCGACAGGTCTAATAATGAGGAAACCTATTACTTTAATAGGTGACTCATATTGGGCTGATGTATTTGCTAAGGATGTTGATGGTTGTGGATCGGATTTAGATGAGTATGCGAGAAGGGTGCTTATTTGTTCTTTGACTTATGGTCAGAGTCATATTTTAGTTGATTATCCTGCCCCAACAGGGGCATTAAGTCTGGCAGAAGAAAGAGCGCAAAATAGAAGGCCATATTGGATAGAAATTGATCCAACTAATATTTATGGTTGGAGATTAGACAGGGAAGTGAATTATGGCAGCTTGATACAGGTAAGAATTGCTGAAAAGGCTGTTGTACCGTCAGGAGAATTTGGAGAACAGGTATTCGACCAAGTTAGGGTGATTGAACCAGGGAAATTTAGTATTTATCGAAAGGTTTCACCTAAAAAAGACCTAATCAACCTGCAAGATACGACTTATGCAGGTAATTTTGATGGTCCAGAGAACGAAAAAGATTATGAATTAGTAGATTCTGGTGTGTTTTCTTTAGGTGAAGTGCCTTTAGTTAGTGTTTATTCAGGTAAAACTGATACTTTGACGAGCAAGCCACCTTTATTGGATATTGCGTATTTGAATTTGGCACATTTTCAGCGTCAAGCTGACTTAATTCATAGTTTGCATGTAGCTTCTCAGCCAATGTTGGTGTTAGAGGGATGGGATGATCAAACGAAGGATATGAGTATCAGTGTTAACTATGCGATGGCGACTCAACCTGGAAATAAGGTGTATTATGTCGAGCCAGCAAGTAGTGCATTTGAGGCTCAGACTAATGAGATACAAGAATTACAGCTTCAGATGGCAACTTTAGGGATTAGCACGTTATCTCAACAAAAATTTGTAGCAGAGTCAGCAGACGCTAGGCGATTAGATCGTGTTGATACAAACTCTATGTTGTCAATGGTTTCTCTTGAGTTAGAGCAGAAATTACAGAAGGTATTTAATTTATCGGCTAGTTATTTAGGAATTGAACCACCTGAAGTCAAAATTAGTCGTGATTTTGATATTGAGAGGCTAATTGGACAAGATATAACAGCTTTAACCTCCTTATTTGATCAAAAAGTCATAGATAGAGAAGAATTTAGAGATATTTTGGTGCAAGGTGAAGTTCTACCTAATGGAACCGAAGTTAAAAGTGAAGAATAAGATAGAAAAAGAGTAGGTTGTTTCTACTGAATCTGAAGTTGAAATTAATTAATAGACTAGAATAATAGTGAAGAGCATTTATTTATTATGCCAATTGAAAAAATGAGGTTTGAGGAGTTAAATCCTCCTGCTTGTCCACCAAAACCAGCGAAAAAGAAAGCTGCCGTTAAAGCTGAGACAGTTGAGACACCTAAAACACCTGTAACTGAGTAATTATGATCGAAGAAAGAGTTATTCAGCAGGAGTCCGTGACTTCTGAAGAACAGCCCGTGGCTGCTTCTGAAACTCCTACACCACCTGCTGCACCTGAAGTTCCCACAGTTCCTTTGGCTGAATTTGAAGCTTTAAAGCAACAATTAGCGGAAAAGGAGAAAGCGTTTCAAAACGCAAAGAGTAAAATAGGTCAGTATTACGATGATCGTAAAAAAGCCTTAGAAGATCAGGGAATGTATAAGCCTCTTTGGGAGGATGCGAACAAAACAGCCCAGGAAAAAGATAAAAGAATAACTGAGTTAGAAACTGAGTTAAAGACAGCAAAAGAGCAAAAGCAAATGGAGGCGACACGCACTACAGCGATGTCTGCTTTAAGTAATGCTGGAGCGATTAATGCAGGTCAGACGTTATCACTTTTGCAAGATAAATTGCATAAAAGTAGTGATGGTAGGACTGTTATTTTAAGTGGTGGAGTTGAACAGGATCTAGGTACTTACGTTAATAACTTGAAGAACCCTGGAAGTGGATGGGAACATCATTTTAAGGCTAGTAATTCGGCTGGTATGGGTGCAAAGCCTAGTCCAACATCTAATGTTGCTCCTGGGTCTGAAAACCCTTGGAAGACGGGCAATTTAACGCAACAAATGTTATTATCCAATCAAGACCCTGATTTAGCAGCCGTGCTGCAAAAAGAGGCATCTCAGTAACACTTAAAGATCCGTGATTTGATGGTGTTATTTCTAAGTCCGTGGCTTAGGCAAGTAAACCGTAAATTTTAAAGAGGCCACATGGCTGCTCCTTTTCAGAATTACTCTGGCGGTGTTCTCTTAGCAGACATCGTAAAGAGAAATAATTTAGCTCGCTATGTCCAAGAGGCAATTAAAGAGCGTAGCCAATTTGTAAAAAGTGGTGCTGTTGTAAGAAACAGTTTCCTTGACGCTAAAGAAGGCGGTACACGTATTCAAGTTCCTGAGTTCAATCCTGTTGCACCTACAGAAGAGGTGATGACTGGTGCTGCTAACTGGGGGACCTCAACTGCTGGTTACTTAACACCACAGAAGATCGGTACAGCAACACAGATTGCTTCTATCGTTCATAGAGGTTTTGCATACGCTGTAGATGACNTTGCNATNTTGGCTGCTGGCGAAGATCCAATGTTGGCTATNCGTAATCAGTTAGCTGATGCAATCAACAAGTTAAACAACGCTCGTTTGTTCTCACAACTTGCTGGTTTATTCGGTACTGCTCTTTCAGGTAACGCACTTGATGTTGCTAAAGCTGGTACTAGTGCTGTTGAAGCAAACTTCCTAACAGCTTCTACTATTGCTCAAGCTCGTAACAAGTTGGGTGAGCGTGGTGAAGAGCCAGATATTTTGGTTGTTCATCCAGCAGTTGCTTACTACCTATATCAGGTAGGAATGTTAACTTTCTCTACCGCAGCACTAGC